GCCTCCCACCGCATACCTTTGAAGCTCATTAAGAATTCTACGGTTATCTGGAAAGTGTTTTGTGATAATTGCTGCCACAACTTCTTTGTCGTATGCAACACCTTCTTGTTCGAGAACCCATTCAACTCGCTTGAAAAACTGTGCAGCCATTTTCGCCTTTTGGCCATTGATTTTGAAATCAATGACTGTGCAACGAGAATGTATTGGATCAATAATCCGATTTTTGAAGTTACAAGTGAAAATAAACGAGCAATTGGATGCAAACTCTTCAATAGCACCACGCATAGCAGGCTGAGTTGAGTTTGGATTGAGGTAATCAGCCTCATCGATGATAACGACTTTTCGGCCACCCATAAGAGAAACCGATGAAGCGTAGTTTTTAATTTTGTTGCGGAGAACATCAATACCAGACTCATCCGAACCATTGATGATAATATAGTCACAACCAACTTCTTCACATAAGGCCTTGGCGATGGTAGTTTTACCAACGCCAGCAGAGCCCGAGAGTAATAGATTTGGAATCTCTCTCCGATTGACATACTCCTGAAAAGTGGTTTTAATCGCATCTGGTAAAATACAATCTTCCACTTTAGATGGACGATATTTCTCCACCCATAATAAATGTTCCATTCAAAACTCCCATAATATAATAATTCACAATGTTACTTAACTTCATTCATACCTTCAAACAAAGCCACAAATTCATTGAACTCAGCAGTTTCAGTTTGAATGGACTGTGAGAATTGGGCTTTGGCTAACTTCTTAATAATCTTTTTTGGAATCTTAAACTTATCGTATGTTGCATCCACAATGTCTTTAATTTGAGTATTTTGTACCTCAATTTGTTTTTGACTATGGTTGATTTCTTCAATGGCACCCTTGAGTGCCTTGAGTTGTTCATCCGAAAAAGTTCCAAATAATGTTTGGACTGTTGGCATTATAGTTGTCCTTGTAGAACACCTACAACATGAATTTGTGATTCTTCAACTAAAATACTTCCGTTGATAACACCAATCGCAGTCTTACCTTTCATATCACCTTCTTGCACGGTGAATACGGCAACAACATGTTTAGGATTAATTGCAATCTGTTGTTGATTAGTTGCGTCTGTAAAGTATACTAACATATTATTCTCCAAACTTAGATTCTTTAGATTCAGTTGCTACCCAATACTGAATGTCTGTTGTAGTATTCTTGAATGATGCAAGGCCTTTAGATGAGATTTCAACATCATAAGAACCAGCAATCATTTTCAAATTGTCTGTCAAGAAAACCATCTTGAATGTTTGACCATTACCATCAGCAACTTCAATAGAGTTGGTGTGTGCAGAGTTATCTTTTGCATTGAATGTTGTCAAAACAATCTTATCACCTACAGATTCTACAGCAATATGTGGAGATTGCAATACACTTGCTGATTTCAACAAGTCAGCAAAATCTTCTTTAGTCAAAGTAAAAGAAATCTCAACAGAAGGTAAAGATAACTCTTTGTCTGGTGCAGTTACAATCATTTCTTTGGCAGTCTTACGATACTTTGTTTTCTTCTTGCCAGATTTGAAGATAACATTAGAATCATCAAAATCAATTTCAGTATTATCAAATAAAGAATGGACATTCAAGAACTGGTTCAAATCATAAACACAGAAGTCTTGTGGGAACTCATCTTTCAAAGTTGCTTTGGCGAGAACCGTCTTACCACCAGACATGGTTTTAATTACATTGCCTTTTTTGAATTCCATGCCTTGATTAATTGAGGCAAAGTTTTTCAATACCGATAGTGTTTCGCTTGTTAATTTCATTTCAAATCTCCATTATGTAAAGAATACATTATATCATGTTCATGTAAAAACATCAAGCAGCACATAGCATGTGCCAAGTGATGTATACCAGATTCAGGATCAAACTGTTCGCCTTGTTTCCATGCCCACACATGCCGTTGTAGTGCATCAAAATATCTACGCTTGGCATCTGGTACTTTTTGCCAATTATCTCTTTCATACTTCTGAGCACCAAAAGTTAAAACTTCTACTAGAGATTTTAAAGCTAATGGTGGAACTAGACCATATTCTAGTTTACCACCATCAAACTTACGACCAACTTCTTTTTTCGGTTCAAATGCAGCATCTTCATAACCAGGATGGTAAGGTGCCTCACCAACCAATCTATCATAAATCGCCATTACATTTCTCCAACATAATTGGCGACAGCTGGCATATCTCCTTGGAAGTGGTATGTACCAATGTGTGATGTTTTCATCCATGGACATAAATGAATTTGTCCACCAATCTTACGCCACATCTGACAGAACATATAATCTTCTGATAGGTAACGATCCGAGCCGCCACCAGTGATTGAATCTGCTGTGTCAATGACTGTATCAAAGAAAGCATGAATGTAACGAGAACCATCGAAATTGGCCTGACCTACATGGTCTGGTTTGTAACGAATCATTGGATACGATTCTTCCATTTTCTCGAACACATGACGTTTAATCATCATAAATCCAGTACCAATTTCCAACACTTCTAGTGGTGAAGTGACTGAGAATTGTGCAGTACCTTTTACAGGATTAAACACATAATCACCAGTAACTTTTTCCAACATTTGCGGATCAATATCTGGTTTCTTTTCTACTGCTTTCTTGACTGATTTCCACTTGATTGCTTTCTTAGGGTATGGACCACCAGCAACATCTTTGTCTAGTGCCAGTAAAGCAATAACATCTTGTGGATTGAAATGAATGTCTGAGTCCAAAAATAACATATGTGAACATCCAGAACGATGAATGAATTCGTCTACCAGATAGTTACGAGCACGGGTGATTAACGATTCATTGAAAAGAAATGAAAATTTAATCTGCACGCCGTATTGCATACACAGACTTTGTAGGTCTAAACATGACTTCATGTATAAACCATGGTTCATGCCGCCATACATTGGTGTGGCAACAAACAGGCTCATTTTTTGTAGTTCTTCTTTTTTGATTGAAATTTCCATTTGTTCTCCGAAAAATAAAAAAAGGGACTCCACTTCCGTGGAATCCCCGTATAACTAGGTTAGATTAACCTGCGAAAGCACGAATACCATTTGCACGGCATTGAGCTTTGAAAGACTTGCTTGGAGTACCAAGACGATAAACAGTTTGCTTCTCACCGTTTACTGTTTTCTTGTTGCCGTAAACTGCGTAACCTTCTTGGCGCAATTCAGAGATACGAGCAGAAACATTGGTGATACCGAAACGGCGTTGTGCCTGAGCTACTGTAAAGGTATTGTAACCTTCTGTTTGCAACAATGCGTTCAACATTTTTTCTTTAGCTGATAACTTAGCCATGTGTAATACTCCTAATAATAAAGTTAATAATAAAAATCTCGCTTCAATCAATTTTCAACGAGTGAACACAGTATAACATTATGTATGTGTGTTGTCAAGTATATTTACGGTATACTTGTTTATCTGCCAACTTGTGGCAAATATTTTGCCTTGGTATCTTCCCAAGACAAGTAAATCAGGTCATCATAGAATAAAGATTCGTAAGAAACGGTATTCTTTTTCTGTAATTGCCTGATTCGACCCTTAGCATACTTGGTTTTCCAAATATTGGCAAGGGCTTCTTCGCTGGTATCAAACGACTTTACCAGTTCGGAATCGATAATCTCCTTACGGAGGAATTCATTGGTGTTATTATAGAGTGGACTAAAATAGATACCACGTTGATGTTCGGTACGAATCAACTCTTTTGGTATTTGTAGTTTAGAATATGCAAAATTCAAACTACGATTTTTGTGGTCACGCTTGAGTGGAAGTCCTTGTGTATTCTTGGCTTCCCACCATTCAAAATATTTACGAGTATGATTCTCTTTAATCCAATCAAATACTATTTTTTTAGTTGCTCTACTTGGTTCGAAAGCCACAGAACCAGAAGAAAAACCCATAGGATTCCAATGTTCAAGACCATCATATTGCGAGAGGCCTCCAGCTTTTGTTTTTCCATAGAGTGACGTTGTAGTAACGCCAACAAGAGTGTCTCCATATTGTCTTTTCCAATCTGCTTGAACTGTATCAGATAAGCACATGAGGGCAAGTAGTTTGCCTCCCATATAATTAAAACCTAATGGTTGCAACGGAACGATGGTGGATCCAATCGCAGTATGATTAATCATGTGTTGCTGTGTCTTAACATCTCTCGACCATCCGATGGCGTTATCTCTTGGAGTAAGGTCTAAGAAATCGGATGAAATGCAAATAACACCAAGATATTTGCCAGTAACTTCATCAGTAAGAATGTAGAATAGGTTACGACCAATATTAGAGTTATTCTTCATTGTAGAAGAAAAGGTACGAACAGCATTCCATGTTTCGGCATCAGGACCATTTGAGAGAACCATCTTAGGTTTTAGATTCTCATAATCATCAGGTGATTGTGGTACCCAAAAGTTTGCTTTAACTTTATCAACGAGTTTCTTTTGGTCTGGATCAACCATCTGTGTTTCTTGGCCAAACAGAGTTGATACCTCATGAACAGGATATCTTTCTTTCACTTCACACCACTTCTGGTATAAAGTGTATTCACGAACATCCATTTGAGAAGCATACGTTAAGTCCTTGATGAGGACCTCTTTCATGTGTGCTTCATCAATATGTTCGAACTTCTCGGTAGGATTTTCTTCCTGCCACTTAGTCCATTGTTCTTCTACAAACTCAATCGGTGTTGCCATTAGTTATTTTCTTTAAGTTTTTATCCATCTTCTTAACCAGACCCTTCAACTTGGTACGTTTCTTCATACCTTGTTGTAATGCCAGTGGTTTTACACGACTAGTATACACTATTCCATTCATGTGGTCAAGCTCATGTTGAAAACAACGAGCAGATATGCCACTAAATTGTGCCGATTTCTTCTCACCATTGAAGTCTTGGTATTCAACCATAATCTCCGCAGGTCTGGTAATATGTAATGATAATAATGGAAAAGAAAGGCAACCTTCTTCTGCATGAGAATCTTCTTTAGATATGGCAACAATCTTTGGATTAAAAAATGCCACATATTCCTCTTTGGCGCCCATCACAAATACACGATGACGGAATCCACATTGATTGGCAGATAAACCATATCCTTTTTTCTCTTTACAAGTTTCTACCAATGAAGATGCAAACTCAATAGGATTAACTGGAGGATTTGCAAAGTCAAAATCAGGTAAATATTCTCTGAGAATAGGAGAATCTTCTGGTACCAAATCAAAGATTGGAATTCTTTGTTCTACGGCATAACTGTCACCTTGTAAGGTGTCTTCCGTATTAAAAATAATTGTGTCTGTATTTCTCGTTGTCATTTTACTATCTCACTAAAATTGTTCTTTTTGTGGAACTTAATTACACTTCTAAATTTATCAAACAATATATCGCCTTTATGGGAAATAACAAATACATTAGTTTCATGTCCCATTTCATGAATCAATTTTAAGAATTCTTCTGTACCAACAGAATCTAAAGATGAATCAAATACTTCATCCAATATTAACAGATTGGTATTAGTGGAGTTCTTCAACTTGGCAATCTGTCGCCATGTAAACAATAGAGCCAAGTCAATACGCATCTTCTCGCCTTCAGAGAAATTGGCATAACTAAATTCATCACGGTGTCTGGACTTAATTGTTTCTTCAAAGTTCTCATTGATATTAAAGTTTACAAAGAAGTCCATTGCAGTCAAATACTTATTAATCAGTTTGTTCATGATTGGTAAGTATTGTTTAATGATTCTAGTTTTAATACCAGTATCCTTCAATAGACCCGAAGCATAATCATAGTATTGTTTTTGGTTGGATAAATCTTCTTGATTTGTTACCAACACTTTAAGTTCTTCACGCAACTCTTTTAAATTGCCATTCTCTTCTTCTAGATTATCTTTCTTATTAGATAGGTCTACAATCTCACCATTAATCTTGTGGATATATGTGTTTACGGCAGAAATGGTTGAGTTGTGTTTTACAATCTCATTATTATGTTCTTGAATATGTTTAACTATCTTTTGGATTTCTTCAATTCTGGCATTTGTATTTGAGATTTGCGACTCGATGTCTTTGACGGCTGTTGCAATTTCTCCTTTTGTAGTATTGATTCCAGACAATTGACTACTTCGGAATGTATCATCAATTCCTTGTTTACAGGTTGGACAGTCGTGGTTTTCTTCATAGAACTTTTCCTCTTTCTCCAACTTCTTTAATCTTGTTTCAAGTTTAGATTCCAACTGTAATAACTTGGAACTTTTCTTTTCTGCGGACAATTTATCCGATATCTTACTATTAAGAACATCAATATGTTTTTGTATGAGTTCTATATCTTTGGTAAGTTTTTTAGTCTGGTTTTCCGATTCTAATACTTCCCTTAACTTTCTTTCAATTTCGGCATCATTATGTTTCTTGTGTTCTTCAATTGCCTCTTTTTGAAGTTTAATCTTTTCTGCCGTTAAATCCAAAGCATACTTAACTTTGGTATTTGAATCTTTAATTTCAGACAGTTTCTCTTTAACCAAAGTATTCATCGAGGAGAAGATTTGAATATCCAATAAATCTTCAATAATCAATCTGCGGTCACCAGGAGATAGCTGCATGAAAGGAGTAAACGAAGCCGAACCAAGGATAACCACTTGAGTAAAAGACTTATAGTTTAATTTAAGAATACTTTTCTCAAGTATTTCTTGATAGTCTTTGGCTGCGGCATCTTGATTGACCATTACATTATTACAGTAAATCTCAAACACATTTGGTTTGATACCACGAATTACTTTATATTCTTTTTTGCCAATAGTAAACTCAACTTCAACCAGACCATTAGATTGATTGATGGAGTTTAATAGATTTGGTTTGTTGATTTTACGGAATGGTTTACCAAACAAAACAAAGCACAAGGCATCCAACATTGTAGACTTGCCTGCACCATTATGTCCAACCACCAATGTGTTTGGTGATTTATCTAGTTTTATTTCTGTGAACGAATTACCTGTAGATAAAATGTTCTTCCATCGTAAAGTGTGAAAGTGTATCATTATGTTTTTCTGTATTCAATTAAATTGAATTATTTAAAATGTGGTCCATTAACCCAAGTAACTAAACTCCTTCTGGTACCGCTTTTTATAGGAGTAACTTTATGTAAAAGATATGATGGAAAAATAATCAATCGACGTTTTTTTTGTTCAATTTCTATTTCAGTACCACTATTATAATAAAATTTTCCACCAGTATATTCATTATTATCGCTCAAGAAAACAACAACACTCAATTTTCTAATGTTATTACTAACACCAAAACCTAAATCTGCATGATAATCATATTTTGATCCAAATTTATTATATAAAGTATACTGAATATCCTCATAATATGTTAGGTCATAATGATAATAATTATTATTTAAATCTGAAACTTTCTCCATAATAGTTTCTATAAACCAAGAACTATCATTATTTTTACTTAACCAAGATATTTCAGTTTTCCGTATATTATGGTTTATTACCCCTTTATTTTCTGATGATAATACACCAGCATCCAATAATGGTTGAGTATCTCCATATTCTCTTATCTTGTTTATTTCTTCATCAGTAAACAAACCATCCCAATAACAATATGGCCAATATTCTTTAGTTTCGAAATTAGAATTAAAATGATACATTATGCCTGTTCAGTATTCAATGCTTCAACATAAAGTTCTTTGAGAACGGTTTTCAATTTAACATTATCAATGTGTTCTTCTTGGATACTATCCACATATTTGTTAATAATGGTTAAAGTATCTTCAGCTTCATTAATCATATCATCTTCTACACCTTCTGTCAAGTCTGTAAAGTCCTCGGCAATGGTAACATCAATAGGATTAACGGCATATAAA